TTTTTCAGCTAATTCATCTAAACGTTGATAACTACCTACAATTTGAACTCTTCTTCCACCAAAATTTCTATCTAACATTACTGCATATCTATTTCTAAACGTATAATAAGAAGTAAATCCTAAAAGAAATTCATTTAAAAAATTACATTGACTATATAAATCTAACGGAGATTTAGTAACAGGAGAACCTGTCAAAATCCGCCTAAATTTGGCCATCTTTCCTAATGTTAAAATACTTTTAGTTCTTTTAGCCTGGGGATTTTTAATGGTTGTAGATTCATCAACAGCCATTAAAGCTTTATGGCATCTTAAAAACTTCGCAGCAAACTCTACACCTTTTTTAGTTGACAGTGCCTCAACATTCATAAGAAGGATGTGAAGGTCATAGTCAGATTTTAATATAGTTTGATACTCTTTATCCTTTGTTTTTGATGTTAAAGCAGTCCATAGTACCGTTTTATGATCTATATGACTAGGTAAATGATTTGGAATTTCTTGTGATAACCAGTTTCTATAAACACCTTTAGGTGCTATAATAAGCGCCGCATTTATACGACCCTTATCATAAAGCATAGCAACATTATCAATCAATACTTTTGATTTACCTGTACCCATTTCCATAAAATAGCCATATTCATCTTTATCCCACGATTTTTCTAACGCAGTTAATTGATGCTTATAAGGCGGTGTCTTAAATTTATATTTCATTTTTCTACTTTCTAGTCTTGACTTCTTATATAAGAACTATTATATGTTTGTCAAGAAGTAAGAAATGAAAAATAAAATATTTGAGTTATATAAACCAAAGTCTTTAGAGGAGTTTTTAGAATTTCATAAAAACAACCCTAACGAGAAGTTTGTTTATGTGATTCAACAACCAGCGCCTAACATTAATATATTAAGTGCGTCTGATTATGGTTATCTTGTAATATGCTTACCTAATAGGGATCAAGCTATTTTGTCTACTGCACCTTATGTACAGAAGATGAAAAAAAATTTACAAGACTTTCGCAAGGAAGATTATTTACTTGCAGTAGGAGATCCTGTAATAATAGGTATATCCACTGCAGCTGTAAGTGATGTAACGAATGGACAGTTTAATATGTTGAAGTGGGACAAACGTGAATACCGATACTATCCGCTTGAAGTAGATATGTATCAGAAAGGATAACAATGAGTAACGACAAAGTAAAAATATTTAAAGGTGATGGGGCCTTTAATATAAGAGATGAGATGGTAAAAGATTCTAAGGATCTTTTAGACAGCGTAGAGGTAACAAACTTAGCTGATGAATGTCAAAAGTTGAAAGATACAGAAGATATGATTAAATCAGCAGAACAACATTTAAAAGATCTGAAAACTAAAGCTGATGATATTGGATCAAGAGTGATTCCAGAATTATTAGCCGAGCAAGGTTTAACTTCGCTTAAACTTGCTGATGGTTCTTCAGTATCTGTTAAAAAAGAATATAGATGTACTCTTCCGAAAGATGATTCAAAAAGAGTACAGTGCTATAAATGGCTTCGAGACAACCAGTTAGGAGATATTATTAAAAATAATGTTTCAGTAACTTTTGGTCGTGGAGAAGATGACAAGGCGCAACAATTGTTGGACCTTGCGGTAGCTAATGGTTTTGATCCACAGCAGAAATCTGATGTGTCTTGGAATACATTAACTGCCCTATTCAGAGAGCGTATCGAGTCCGGGCTCGATATGCCTTCTGAAGTCTTTAGTACTTGGATTAAAGACAAAACTAAAATAACCCGGAAATAACTAATGGAGAATGTATAATGGCTAATGACATAAAAGCTAAACATAATGGATCAGTTTCGTTATTCGGAAATGATCTTTCCAAAGGTTTTGAAAATATGACGCAGGATGATCTTGCGTTACCATTTCTCAGAATCCTAGGACAGCTTTCCCCTCAAGTAACGCAGGGGGATGCAAAGTTTATAGAGAGTGCCAGACCAGGTATGATCTATAATACTGTTACCAACGACTTGTTCGATGGTAAGAAAGGTATCAAGGTTATTCCTTGTTACTACAAGAAAGATTATCCAGAATGGTCGGATAGAGGGGATGGTCCAGGTGCGCCTGTGGCAATTCATCTACCGAACAGTCCGGTAATCGCTACTGGTAAGAGAGATGGTTCTAAAATTAGATTACCAAATGGTAATTATTTAGAAGAAACAGCATCTTACTACGTAATGGTTCAGTCAAAAACAGGGGCTTATACTCCTGCGTTGATTACAATGAAATCAACTCAACTGAACGTCAGCAAAAAATGGAATTCAATGATGAAAACCATTCAAATGGCTGATGGAAAAGGAGGATTTGCAATCCCTCCTATGCACGGGGTTGTTTATAATCTAGCATCTACACTACAAAAGAACGATAAAGGTTCTTGGTACGGCTGGGTTGTGACAATGGATAGAATATTAGATCAAGCTGATAAGACTTTGTACTTAAGTGCAAAGGATTTTAGAGGCAATGTATCTAAAGGAAATGTGCAAACAAAGGCTGATGTAGAAGAGAAGTCTAATACGGCAACACCGTATTAAATTTAAAAAGAGCCCAATGGATTAATGTGGGCAGTTATGAAGTCGGGCTCTTTACAAAGAAGGAAGAAAGTTGTATATGAAGAAATTCAAAAAAATATTTAGTGGACTAACAATAGCATATGGACAATATCAAAAGGGTGACCGAGGAAGTAATGGTAAACTTAAAGGTAAAGCTTTTATTGTTCGAAAAAATGTTACAGACAAACTATGGGAAGACCATCTCGCCGGTAATCCACCAGCTTTGGGAATCATTCCAATTCGAGAAGATAATAGCTGTTGTTGGGGTTGCATTGATATCGATGTTTATAATCTTAAACATCATTCTCTTGTTCAGACTATTCGGAAGTTAAAACTTCCACTCATCGTATGCCGTTCTAAATCAGGCGGTGCTCACGTATTTTTATTTACCAAAGAATTTATTCCTGCATCTTTAATGCAGAGTACCTTAAAAAAAATCTCAAAAACTTTAGGTTATGAAGGTTGCGAAATCTTCCCTAAACAAACAGAAATACTTGTGGAACGTGGGGACACAGGTAATTTCTTAAACTTACCCTACTTTAATGGAATGGAAGGACTACGATATGCTTTCAACGATAATGGCTCCGCTAGTACACTTGAGGAATTTTATCAGCTCTATGATGTTCTGGCTTGCGGAAGGCAAGAGGTGGAGAAAATTGAAGTCGAAGAGAAAAAAATAGAAGAAGCGTTTCCTCTAGGACCTCCTTGTCTAAATCAATTAGCCAAGGAAGGTTTTGGAGAAGGAGCAAGAAACAATGCCTTATTTAATGTAGCTGTTTATTATAAACAAGCGAAACCAGATTCTTGGCAAGATGATTTAGTAAAAGCGAATCAACAATATATGAATCCTCCATTAAGTAATGGTGAAGTTCAACAATTAATTAAATCAGTAAGTCGTAAAGGATACGATAAATATAGATGTAAAGACGCACCTATTAACGCGGTCTGTCAATCACGACTCTGTAGAACAAAACGATTTGGTGTCGGATTTGGTGAAGAACAAATGCCGATGTTGGGAAACTTAACGAAGTATACATCAACACCCCCTCAATGGTTTTTAGATGTCAGTGAAACGCGGATCGAATTAAAAACAGAACAACTTTATAGTTCACCTTTATTTGCTTTAGCGTGTTTAGATCAAGCTAATTTAGTTGTGCCAGTTCCAAAACCAAAAGATTGGAAAGAATTATTTTTAAAACCTTTAATGCAAAATTTACAAGAAATAGAACCACTTAAATCTTTAGATCCAACAAATGAATTAACAGCTTTACTTCAAGACTGGACAACGAATAGACAATCAGCAAGAACAATGGATGATATTTTTAATAAACTTCCCTACACAGATGACAAAAGAGAATTTACTTATTTTAGAATGGAAGACTTTTATAATTTCTGCAAAAGAAATCATTGGGATATGGATAAAGTCAAGACAGGAAACTTATTAAAAAGATTAGAAGATATATTTGTGGAAGAAGACAGGGTGAGAGTTAAAAATCAACAACCAAGATTAATTAAAATTAAAGCAATGAAAAAAATAGAAGCAAGTATTTCTAAAACTAAATATCAAGCGGAAGATTTTTAATGCACCTTTACGCTGAAAGTAGAAAACAAGCTAGAAAAAGATGGAGACAAAGCCCCAAAGGAAAACTTTGGGATTATAATTATAACCAACGACCTTATGTTAAAGCTAAACGTAAAGAAAAATATATACAACAATTAATTAAAGAGGCTAATGAAAACAATAATATTGGGACCACCGGGGACAGGTAAAACTACAACTCTTTTGAATCTGGTCGATGAATTTATTAAAGATGGTGTAAGACCTAAACAAATTGGATACTTTTCTTTTACAAAGAAGGCAGCCAATGAAGCTGCAACTAGAGCTGCGGATAAATTTAATTTAGACAAAGAAACAGATTTAGAAAACTTCAGAACTCTTCATTCGTTTGCATTTCATAAACTAGGAATGCTTAAAGAAAAAATGATGCAGCCGGAAGACTATCGAGAATTTGGAGAAAAATGTGGGATACCTATTAAGACAGCCAAATTTTCTACCGATGATGGAACCTTTAACTCCGATAATGAATACTTAACCATTATTAATACAGCGCGAGTAAAACGAAAAGATT